TTAATCCAACAAATGTAGGTGAGTCCGTTGTTTCTAGACCTAAATCTATAGTTGATCCAGCAACGCCATTGTTTGTAAGTAGTGCTTGGCCTTGCGCCGGACTTGTTAATACAGATGATGATATTGCTGTACTACCGGCAAATATTTGTGCTTGTGTTACGCTACCACCTAATGAAGTTGCGTTACCAGCAATTGTTATGCTAGAATTAGCTAAGCTAACATTCGGAATAAGACTTAACCCGAACGTTAATGTATCAGTGCCAGCATTTGCCAAAATAGTTAAACCCTGTCCCGATGAAGATGCAAAGGTTAAGTTTCCATTAGCACCATTAGCTAATAATAATGTGCCGTCATGTGATGCTGTAGCAAATGCATTTTGTGTTGTTACTGATGTTAAATATCCTGCATCGTTATTTAATTGTGATATATTACTACCTGATACTACTACTTTTTTCCAAGTTGCCATTTTATTTTCCTATTTTATATAAATATATACATCAATCTAAACCTACAAAAAAAGATCCAGATGTAAAATATATTCCGCCATTTGGTGCAGAGCTTGTTAATTCTACACTTTGTGTTGCCACAATAACTACGCCACTTTGTGATACAGTTAATACGGGTTGATTGTTAAAATTTTTTATTAAAAATATATTGTTTACATCACTTTTAATTTCCAGTGATCCGGTTATAACTGCACTACCAGAAAATGGAAACGTGCCTCCGCCTCCTCCACCGTTTAAAGCAAATGATGCAGTAATTGCAAAACTAGAAGAAATATTATATAAAGAACCGGTTTGTAATTGTCCGGGTCTAAACTGCCTTGCCATTATGCCCATCTCCCTTTAACTACAATAATATCCGTAGATTGCAATGTATATCCTAATTCTGCAGTGTCAAAAACAATTGTTTGCGTATTAACGCCTGCAGGTGACCACGTATATATAACTTTATCGATATATTGTCCATTAATGAATATATCAAATTCATTCTTAGTTGCATATTGTAAATTTACAGGATTGATTGCAGGTATTCCGGATATGGTAATAGTTGTTGCATTAGAATAAGTTGCAATTTTTTCTGTTAAGTTAATCAAGTAATTCATTACATTTGCATCAATTGTTGTAGATGCGCCTCCAGATGAAACAACAATTTGTCCACCTTGAGTAATATAATTTTGTGCTTGTAAAATTTGATTAGAAATAGTAGTTGTATTAAATATATCAGTATCAACACTCGTTTCAAACACAACCTTTTTAGGAGAAAACATTTTTTGTATGGTAGATCTACGTGCTTCTTGTCCAGATAACAATGTACCTAATACCGCTAATGGAACTGTAGTTCGTATCAAACGATCTTCTCCTACTGTATTTACAGTTTCGAATGAAAATCCACCAAGTGTTGTAGTATATCGATTTTGTTCGTTACCCCATGCAAATCTACTATATGGAAATATTTGATCTATAAGGTCATTCATTTGTGTGCTAAAATCACACCACATCATCATTTCATATTCAACCGTAACATATTTTGGAATATCTACTAAATATACTTTATCAGATGGTTTAGGTTGATTGAGTGGTACCGGAAACATTTCATCTTCATAACGATTTCGTTCGTTATATCTAGATTTATATACGCGTAAATTTTGTCCTTGCGGACGATTGGCATCAAATCCTTTAACCGAATCTCGTTCTGTAACGCTATTTCGTTTTAAAACAATAATTGGTGACTGTAACATTCCTTTTTCATCCCGTAAATATCCTAATCTACGAACATTGTCCCATTTTTCTCCACTTGCAAAAATTACAGGAACAGGAATTGTTTGATCTTTATCTATTATTTGTGGTTGTATTTCATTTTCAATAAACCATTTAATTGCATAATCAATATCATATATAGTTCGTTTAGGAGTACGAATTATATCATCATCTCGACGAGTTTGTGCAGATCGATTTAAAATCAAATCATTTCCTATTCCTTCTGTTATATTAGGATTAGGTTTGTTTGTTTTTCGATCTATATCTTTTCTATTCAATCTAGGCATTAAAATCCTTTAAATGCAGGAGAATTATTATTGCCCCCTCGTCGTAAATTAACAATGCTTTGTGGCGTTTGTCTTGTTGCATGTGCATTACATAATACAGACACACTATATCCAAAGTTGCTACCATTTGGCCACGTGTCTGGATTCTTGCCTACAAAATACTGATTAGCATCAACATTATCTAATTCATAATATTCATTGTCCCAAAATACAATATCTCCAACTTCTGGATAAAATCCTGCACGTTCCAATAAATCTCTAGATATTGCAAACTGCGAAGTTCTTGTATATGTGTGTCCATAATCATCCATGTTCGCCGTTTTATCATCTTTAGTTATTAAACATGGAATCAATATTGAATTGTAATATGTTTTCTTTTCAGCTTCGCCATATAAATTTGAAGCGCTTCGTTCAACAATCATTTTAAAAAATTCAATTTCAGTATCAATGATTGCATTGATAAGTTCAGCATTAATTGCTGCTAAAAATCTTGCATCTCGTTGACCCCCAAAAAGTGCCATGATTGTTATCCTATATATATTAGTAATGGTACTTTAGATAACATTTCGTGCATTTGCGTTGCTTCTGCATTTTGCCGTGTCATCATTTGTTCTTTTGTCAATTTATCTAAAAATTCTCGAAGTTGTGTTATCAATGCTTCTTTTTCTGTTTGTCCTTGTGATACTAAATCCGATCCATTTAGTGTTACTTCTCCGTTTGGAATTGGCACACTATTGTATTTATTGCGAATATAGCCTAACATTTCTTTTGCTAACGCAATTCCGTATTTAATAATCCACGCACGCCCCATATCATTAATGTTACTGTAGTTTTGATATGTATATGGTATATTTGATGCGTCCGTTATAACATTGTTTATAAGTGCTGTATTGCCGAATAAAAGTGCTTCATTGTTTTTGTCATCATCAAAAATAAAATCAATGTATACATTTTTAAAATATGGAGTAGCTGATGAAGATCCAGATGGCGAAACTGGTACAGGCCACAATGTTATTTCATCTCCATGTATTTCAAATGAATAACTAGATTTTCTAACTTGATCGTTAAATTCAATTGCTTGTAATCTAAATAAATCTGCATTGATTGGCATCATCATGAATGATACTGACGGAGAAAATCCTCCAAAATCAAATGCATCAAGTAATTGTTGAGACCCTAAACCAGTTCCAACAAATGGATCAAAATATCTTACAATTGCAGGGGGTGCATTATGAAGTACTCGTTTTATCTCAACTGAACTAGTAGATACAATTATACCTAATGATGCTGATATTGCATCTTTAATATTATATGTTTGTTGTCCAGGAACAACGTTGATTCGAAATTGTCGCCAATTTATGTTTCCGCCACTATTAGCTTCAGTACCATATGTTTTTGATAATTTAGTAATATATCCAAATGAATTTCCAACTAATGCTCCAGTCAAACTAGATCCACTTAAAAATGCAGATGCTGTTTGTACGCCCAATGTATTAATCAAATTATTAACAATATTAACTTGATTAACTTGATTTGAATATTCAATTATAGCGGCTTCAAATGCAGTATAAAAATTGAGTGACCGCATTTCCACATCCATTATTGGATATCCTAGATGTTGTGCTGCTGCTTGAGCAAAACGATCTGCATGTTGTTGGAATAGTGGATCATAGTCAAAGAATCCCCATGGAGTATCACCTGGTGAAAATGATGAACTGCCGGGCCAAATTGGACGATTTTCTGAATAATCCATTGTTATATTCCTTTTTCATATAAATATCAATACGTTTCATTTAGAAGTTTCAAAATTTCATTTAATGATTCATGACGATGATTATCTAACAATATAATTTCATTAACATATTTTGACTTTGTCAATTTAGGTACTTCGTGTACTGCCGAATCATTTGCAAACTTTAAATCTATTTGATAACGATCTCCCGTAAGTATCATGATACTATCTTTACCTAATCTAGATACAACCATTTGAAGTTGTTGTTTAGTTAAGTTTTGAAATTCGTCTACGATACAAACTGCATGATCAAATGTACGCCCTCGGAAGTGTGCTAATGAAACTAATTCAATATTTTCTTCTTTTTCCATTTTGTCTAATATTTCTGGTTTATTATAAACCTTACGCATATTGCTACGCAATGGAACTAACCATGGATCCATTTTTTCTGCTAATGAACCAGGAAGAAATCCATTATCTTCATTTGATACGGTAGGACGTGTTATGATAATTTTATTAATTTGTCGTTTAAAAAACATATCTAATGCAACTTGAACTGCTAACAATGTTTTACCAGATCCAGCTTTGCCTAATATAAAATTAAATGGAGTTTCTATAATTTTTGATTTTGCTTGTTTTTGTTCTTCTGATAATGTTATTGAAAATTTAATATCAGTTTTAGGTGGAGTTTTTTCCCGATTTTGTGTAGCCATAACTAACCTTTTTAATTAAAATAATTTTGTAAGCGTCGATTGTTGCAATGTCATATCCTTCAATGTTTCAATTTTACCTAAACACATTTTTCGTATAGCAAAAAATGTTTCTTTCGGCGGATATGGAGTCATAACTTTTATTTTAATTAATTCTTTATCCGGACCTAAGTCTCGTTCTATATGTACCATTAAAACTAATCGTATAGCTCGAATCCGATCTAATACATCAATAAGACGACCTGCATATCGTATTTCTGCAAACATTTCGTATTTGTGTCTTTCTACTGCCATATTATCATTTTAATATAAATATACAACCAGTAAAAAAGGGTGACCGAAGCCACCCTTTCTCTTTTAATTAGTTAATTCGTTAAATATAAAAGCTAATCGAAGTTAACTATTAAAGCGTGTTAAGACCGTGAACGTATACTTTTCCGTAGAATTCTGGACGAACTACTTTCTTCGCGTAACGTGTCATAACACCTTTACGTGGAGTGAAGTTAACTGGATCGTATACAAGCGGAGTC